TTACATTTGTGTTTTTATTCAAATATAAAGACAAGCCATCTATATCCGTTAACGGGTTAAAAGCTAGTACATTCGGTCTAGCACTATATCTATATCCGTATCCGTACATATTACTCGTGGATAGCTACTACTGAACCACTAGTCAAAGTGATTGCTGAAAATACTGCATGACCCTCTGAAACTAAAGGAGTAAGTAATACACCACCCTTAACCGCTGTTGCTGCTGTACTGATGTAATTAGCTTTCTCATCTGTTGCAGTTACACCGTCAACCTCTATACGAGCTATAACCGTATCCTCTGCACAGTAGTATCCTACACAGTTTTTAACGTATTCAGTAGTGTCGTTAACGACATAACCGCCTTTTCTTGCTATTAATTTTTCTGCTGCGTTCATTTTATTTATTATTTATTAATCTGTTTATCTAATCAGGTATTTGGCACTCATCATACTGAAGAGGTTGCTTTAAATTTATATTTATAGTCCACCCTGTTAAGGTATCATCAAATCTCTCTGTGAAAGGTTCTACACTTCCACTCTTTTGGATGCTTACATATTTCCAATTATCTCTATATAACTTTTCAAAGTATGCTATAAAGTCTAATAGTATTAGTAAAGTATCGCTTTTAACCTCATTCTCTATATCCTCGTTTGCCTGATCCATAACCAAAACATTAAAAGAGTTAGTTATTTCGCCATCTCCTAAAGATGCTGGAGAGTCAGTTACAAACAATAAAGGATAAGTGAAGTCTGTTAATTTGTTATGCTGTACAACCTCCCACAGATCGCCATTAGCAAACTCATTTATCTGCTTGTGGTTTGTTGCGAATGTCTCGAACTCGCTTATTATTTGGTTGTAGGTTATTTTCATTTACAAACTTTATTAACTTCTTATCTACTCTACTAAATTTTTTTACTTTGTTTCTACTCACAGCAATCTTGATTATAATTAAATCCTGTACTTTTCCCGTTACCTAGATACAAACCACTTGTGTAGTTGGTTTTTCTAGGGTGTATATCATCAATATCAGAGTTGGTTAAGTACAATGGAAAAGATGAGGTATTAGCTAATAGATAATTAATTAAATCCTCTCCAAACATCTCCGCTTTATCTCTCCACATATCAAATAAATGGCTTAGATCCTCATAAGATGCTGGGCTACTATTCTCGCTATTCTGTTGTACTACTCCTTTATTTCTATATTTATAACTTTGTATTAATGTCATCTCAAACATTACCCATTTAACTAAACATGGAGCAATATAAGTATTAACTAAAGTTAAGTCTGTACCAGCTAAAGTAGCAGCAGCAGCCTTAGACTCTATATCATTATATAAATCTGTACCTAATAAAGGCTTAATGTGTTCTCTTTGAGCAGTCCATATAGTGTCTAGTAATAGCCTGTCATCGGTATTTTCGTCGATAACGCTATTGTCTTTCACATACTGCGCTCCTATTAATAGTGTTCTAGCCATTTTCGTACTGTTCTTTTATCTCTCTTCTTATACTTTTTGCTCTGCTAGAGTATGGGTATAATATTAAAAACTCTATATCTTCTTTTAGGTCACTAGCTATCTTCTCAGCAACATCCTTTTTTATTTTCAACTTCTGATAACTACTAAGCATTTTTCTTAACCTTAACTGTTCTAGCTGACCATATATGTCTACAAAATGGCGTTCTAGTTCCTGTGTTTGGATTAGTATACCATCCTCCTCTATGATTGAAAGCTGATTGACCAAACGTATTAACCATACTTAATATCTCTTCTCTAGTGTAACTCTTGCTATCTCTTAACCTAGCCTTACACCAATCTCTACTCTCTGTCCTTAATGCTGGTGCATCAGGTCGCTCTATATACTTATAAACTGTTATTAATTCAGTTACCTCATCCTCACCCTCTTCTGTTACTTCATGTGCATTATCAGTAGGCTCTAAAAGATTATTTTGAATAAGTCTATTAATACGAGCTTGAACTTGCTTAGGTGTTTCTCCTACTTGCTGTGCTATCTCTTCTACCGTTGACTCAGGATTAGCCTTTAATATATCTATAATTTGTGAGTCTATACTAGATACATCTGCAAAGTCAAAAGGGTTATAATCTATATCTAAAACCTCTACCACTTCTATCTCATCATCAGAGAAACCTAGAGTACTAAAAGCGTGGTCTATCATTTCACTAGCAAATTTAGTTTCCGTTCTCTGTACAGAAGGTGAACCCTTTAAACCAACTAAACCTCTTATCTCCTCCGTAGTCATATTATCTAGTACCTTAGTAGCAACTAATGGAGATAGTGTAGCTAAGGCATCTGCTGCACCTCCTGACTCTTGAGCCTCTAGTACTGGGAGTCCAGCTTTCTCTCTAATCTCTGCTGTAGTCATCACCTCTGCTAAAGTAGCCTCGCTAAAGTCTGAGGTAATTGGCGCAATACGTTCTATCTTTAATCCTGTAGGCAACCCCATAAAAGAAGCTATTTGATTAAATAACTGCTCGTATATTCTTTGTTGAGGCTCTACATAAGATGTATATAAAAACTCTGTAGCTGTTCTAATCTCATCAGCATTATTGCCTAGTCCTGACTCTGTTTTAATACCAAATAAAGACGGGTTAACACTACCATGAGAAGTAAAAACCTCTGCTTGTATTTGGTCGTTTAGGTTTAAGAATCTATCATCTTGACCGTTAGTATCTATAGGGATAACATCTACACCTCTCTCTTTACCATCATCAAAAATAAACATTTGATTTCCAGCCTTATCCGTTCCTGAGAATTTCTTTTTAAATGCAGTTTCTATATATGCCTTAGCATCTTCTGTAGGTTCTCCACTATGGAAGTTCACAATAGTACCAGCACTAAAACCATTCTTTACATTATTAAGAACAAAGTTAGCTATTTCACCATCTGCCTCAATATAAGGAATACCGCCAATGTAAGACGGTAATGGATACTCTTTAAGATTAGGTCTATAAGATTTGTAATATATTAAATATTTTTTCTCTTTCTCCGCTGACTCATCCCAAGGAAATAACTCATATTCTGTATAGTCCTCATTTTGCTCAGGCTTCTTAGTACTCCAATCACTAGTGTAAAAGTAGGTTTCATTATCTAAACCTAGTCTGATATTACCAAAATCTAAATGATTAACTATTAACTTTTTACCATCCTTAGAAAGAACAACCTCAAGCGCAAAGCCTCCTATTAAAACCTCATCCTTTACTATTTTTTTAGTTAACTCAAAAAGTGAATCTGCTCCAGGATGGTTTATAAAAGAACTTAATAATACTTTATCATTTAGCTTAGTAACTGTATCGTCTAATATCCAACCACGCCCAGCAATAAAGTTAGTCTTACCATTGATGATTGCATTATGCTTACTCGACTTATTATATAAGTCTATAAGGTAATCAGGATATCTATTATACCACTCTTTAGGAGTTTTATCACTACCATATAAATAGTAGTCTTTACCCTTAGCCTCTTTGAATACAGGAGGTTTATGAGCGTCAAAATTAAATATTAATATATTTTCTTTCTTCATTACGTTGGTGTGTGTACTGTGTACTCCTCGTTAATTGTATGGGTAGTATATGTTTGCTTACCTCTATCTAATACCATGAATCCACTCTCCACTAAAGTAGTAGCGTTATCAGGATCTAAATTAGTTGTAGAAGATTGCTCATAAACAAAGTATTCATATTGACCAGCAACCCCTAAAGTAAGAGAGCCATTTAAAGCATCATCCGTTCCCTCTGTAAAACTAAACTCATTATATCTACGTGTAAAGCTAGATGTATCAGCTATGATAGTATAATAGTTTTGATTCTCTAAAACACTCTTAAAGTGAAATAAAAACTTCGGAGTAGATAAAGTCACTTTCTCTGTTAAGGTGAGCACAAAAGTGTTCGCTATATTTTCTGTGAGTTTTATCACTAATCCTCTTTCTTTTCTTTTTTCTTCTTAGCTTCAAAAACATCTAACCCTAGATTCTTGTATAACTTGAATTTGCTTTTATCGTTTTCGATTTTTATAGCACCCATCTTTCTAGTGAAAAATGTAGTCCCTACAATGTTTTCTTTTAACTTCATACTTTCTATTGTAAAAAATTTACAAAGTTGTATATAAATTTAGATTTTAAAGTATGTTTAAAAAGTAAACATTATATGTTTAAAAAGTAAACAGCCTACAAAGCAATGATAATAGGCATTCCTACGAACTTAAATTTTTAATAGTAGCATACCTTAGAAAGTAGATAATTCCTTAGAACGCATTAAAACGCCCTTAAATGTAAAATTGTAAAAAACAAATTTTTTTGTATATTTGTTTAAAATAAATTTATGATTTGTACAATAATTGGAGGAGTAGAACGGTTAATCTTTGTGGATAGTGATATAACTAGATTCGAGAATATAACCATAGAAGAGTATAAACAAAAAGAGGGTAACTAATTAAAGCACCCTCCTTAAGCAACTATGAAAAAGCTTTTATTAAGCCGATGTAGTCAGTCCTGAGATTGTAGTAGAATCTACTTCAAACATTCTTTGAGGCTCTTTAGCTGTGAAGCTATAAGTATATCCGTTCAAATCTCCAAAAGCTGCACCCGTAACAGATGTACCGCTTAATTTGTCAGCACCTCTAGAAGCACCCATAGACCAATATACTCCATTGTTATCTTTAACGATAATCCAAAGTCTGTTCTGATCTAATAAATCCAACTCCTGAGATTCACTAGCTGATAAGTTTTTAGTATTAAATTCTAATACTGACTCATAGAAGTTAGATCCATTCTCTAAACTTCCTGTATGAGTTTCGATTAAACTACCATTTTCTTTTTCTAATTCGTAAATAAAGAAGTTTGTAGCTACTGTTTGAGTAAGTGAAGTAATAACTCCAGCAGACTCAGTATAAGCAGTCACGTTAGAGAACTCAGAGATGTAAACCTCTTCTATCCCTCCCATGCTATTTCGGCAATCTATCGCTCTTCCTTGTGTTAATGCACACGCCATAATTAATTAATTTTTAAGGTTTATAAATCTGTTGAATGAACTCTATAAGATACTTTTACTCTAGCTACTGAATCTCCTGTAGTAAAGTCAGCAGTTGCATTAGTTATAAAAATACCTTTGTTTGCTGTTACTGCTGCTGCTACTGGTATCATTGTGTTGATAGAGTCTGCTGCTGCTTGTATTACTGTATCAGCTACAGTACTAGATAAATCTGTACCGCTTGTCTCTTCCTCTAAAACTACTGCTCCACCAGCTGCCATTTGTGTAGTACCATAATCAAAGATTAAAGTAGCACCAACTAATTCTAAAACTTTACCAGCTCCAGGAGCAGCAACCACCTCAATAGGAGTAGTGTTTAATGCTTTAATTTCTGCAGCTGTTAGAGATGCTTCAGCTACAAAAATAGTATCATCTAATTCGTTGAATTTATCTTTTAGTTTTGATAACTGAAAAATATTTTCGTATGTGTTAATTGTACTCATTTGTTTTTATATATTAAAAAAGGGGTAAGGTAATTTTACCCACCCCTCTCTAAGTTAATTATTCAGTTAATTATACTAATGTAAATTCAACTACTTCCTCAATCACACCACAAGCCGTTCCTCTTTTGAAACGAGCAGTATACTCTAATGAAGTTGTAGACGGGTTCTCATACAATCTGATATCCTCTTCTTCGTTCTCCATATCTGTACCAATGAAAAGGTTAGACGCGTGAGTTAAGAACATTCTGTTTGTTCCTGTCAAACCATGTACCGCCTCAACTTGGATTCCTGATGCTCCAAAGAAAGGAGATGAACCTGGAGTTTCGTTAGATGCGTAGTTAAACATATTAGCCTCATATAATGCTCTTTCGTAAAGTGCAAAAGAATCAGCACCCATAAAAAGGATAAGGTTATCTCTATCTCTGATTTGCTCAGGGATGTTATCGTACATTCCCCACATGATATCTACGATATTAGCTTTAGTGATTCCTGTTGCAGTTACAACACCATCAGCGTTACCATCTACTGGAGAACCAGCGTCAATAAGTTTGATAAGACCATCATAGTAAGAAAGGTTGTTAGTTCCTGATGCAGTATCACCTTGCCAATCAGCTACCTCTAATACTTTTTGCAATTGTCCTACTTTGTTTTCAAAATATACTTGCT